AAATTATTAATAAAACCATCTATATCTTCTATGTCATCAGCTGTTTGTACTTTATTTATTTTTAAATTATATAAAATTAATAAATAAATAAAAGAACTAAATATAAGTTTAATAGAATCATATTCTATTATTTTATTTATAATTATATATTTTGTGTTAAATATATATAATCTATTATATTTCAAATATTTATAATTATCATATGAAAAATAGTTTATAATTTGATAAGATTGAGTAGATTTATTTGACATATAGGTATTAAGTAATAATTCAGTTTTATCTATATTATTATATAAGTTATTATAAGATGATAAATTATTTAAAATTGTAAAAGTTTGTATATTTAATTTTCTAATTAAAGCATTAAAAGTTAATATTTTTAATATTCTAATTAAAATAATTTTATCAAATTTTATAATATCTTCTTGAAAATCATTAGTATCATGATTATGTATTTTATCTTTTATTTTATATGTTTCTTGTACTTTTTTTATAATTTCATATAATTCTTTTTTACTTTTTAAAATTAATTCTTGATCTATTTTTTCAATAGATTCTTTATATTTATTAGATTTTTCTATATAATCATATAATAATTTTTCATCATCAGTAGTTGGTTCATTTGATTCTGATTTATCTTCTTTTTTAGTACCAATTGCTGTTTCTGCTTCTAATGTATTTAGTAAATAATTTATAGATTCTGTTTCACCTTCTTTTTTTTTTAATTCTTCACTTTTTCTACTTTCAATTATAGTAGCAATTTTTTGATTAGTAGCATTAAATTTAGATACTAATTTTGGATTTAAACTTTCAGATGGTTTTTTACTAGAAGATGTAGCAGTTAATTGATCTTTTGCTTTTCTTTGTTTTTCAGCTAATTCTGAATCTAAATCTTCTTTAGCCTTTAATTGTGCTTTTTTTTTATCATCAAAACTTTGTTTTTCTTTTTTTTGTTTTTTAGCAATTCTGGATTGATTTCTTTCAGAATTAGTAGGTATATTTGTATTATCTGAACCTATAGCAGCTCTAATACCAGTTTTAGAAATACCACTTCTACTTTCATCTTCTATAGATATATCAATATCTTTAGAAAAAGAAGTTAATTTAGTACCAGTAATTGCTGGTATAATAATTTGATTTAAATAATCATTGATAATTTTTTTTCTATCTTTATTTTTATAATAATAAACTGTTAATAATGGTAATAAATCTCTTAATAAATCAGCACTGGTATTATCAGTATCATCCATAAGTTTTTTTATAAAATTAAATTTACTTTTAAATAAATCAAAAACAAGAGCAGATGAAGAACCTGTATTATAAATTTCATCTTCATCAAAATCAGCTCCATAAATTAGAGTATGTAATTTATTTAATTTTATAATATCTTCTAATTTCATGGGAATATTATCTGCTTTAGATTTTTTATAAGTATTAAATAATTTTAAATAATCAAAAATATAACTTAAAATAGCACCATCATTTAAATTTGGATATTGTTTTTGTATTAAATCTTTCATATGTTCTAATAGTAATTCTTGCCTATTGTCAAAAGAACTACTCATTTTTTATTAAATCCTAACTAAAATAATTATTAAAATTTTAATGCAATTACACTTGTTAATATCCAAATAATAAAAGAAAATAATGCTATAGATTGATATATATTATTACGTTCTTCATAATCGTAACTAATGTTTTTATTAGTTTCTTCAAACCAATATATTTTAATTTTATCCATATTGATAATATATGGTATGAATAATAATATAAATATTATTAAAATATGTACAATCAATCTCATAAATCCATTAGTATATATATAATAATAATAAAGATAATTAGGAATATTTGTAATATTAGTATTTGTAAATAATTCTATAACAGGATAATATACAACAACATTAACAAACATAATAATAAATATAAAAAATAAAAGATATACAAAACAATACATAAAAAAAGCTCTATGGAAAGAATTAATAATATTAGTATTTAAACCCCAATCTACAAATGTTAATGCTATTTGTCTAATTATAAAAATAGATGCTATAAATATAGCTCTATCTATGGTACTAATTTCTAAAGATTCTGGATTTAAATTTTCTTTATAATTATCATATAATGTTTTTAATTCTTTTATCATTGCTGGACGTTCATTATATTTAGGTCGTTTAGGCGTTCTTGTAGTTCTATCTACTAATAAATCTTCTATATTATCTAAAGGAGGCTTTTGACCAATAGTAGGGTTTATTATATTTACTTTATTTATAAATTCTTTCATAGGTTCAGCACCTTTATTCAAATCATATTTGTCAAAAAATTGATCTTTAGTTATAACAGTACCACCTTTTTTATTAGTACTATTTAATAACTCACTTATTTTATTAGTTTGTGTTTCATCTAATTTAAATTTATTTTTAATTACATTTGTAATATCTTCTATTATTTTATTTTTATCAGCTGTATCAAAATTACTATTTAATCTTTTTATTAATATTGATAGATGTTTAATTTTCTTATTTAAAGAATCTCTATAATCTTTACTTTCTTTTACTTTATAAAAAAATTGTTCTAATACAGTAGGATTTGATAATCCAGATATAAATTTAACATAAAAATTATATCTATCAGCATTTATCATTTTTAAATATGTGTCATCAAATAATATAGAACTAATATCAAATGCTGAATTATTTGGATTAATATTAACTAAATCTTTAAATCCAAAAATTAAATGTGCCATATTATCCTTATATTTCTCTATAAGAATAATAGTTATTTTATAATAATTGAGAATTAACATATAAAAACCATATACTTCCAAAAATTAAAAGTAGTATTATTGTACTTGATATTAAATATAAATATATTATATTATATTTATAATGAATTATTTTTAATAAAAATAAAAATAAAAATATCCAAACAATAAAAACTGTAATTGCTATAGGTGTTATTAAATATCTATTATATAATATTTTAGGATTTTTCATAAGTTTTATTGTTAATTCAATTTCATTTTTAATTTTATTATTATTATCAATAGTTCCACCTATTAAAGGTGATGATCTCAAAGAATCATCATTAATTATTTTTATAAAATTATCATAATAATTTTTATTATCAATTGGATAATAAATAAATGGTAACATATTTAAATTTAAATAATTACTATCAAATGTATTAAAAATTGTTTCATTATCTATTTCTGTTTCATTTATTATATAATTGAAATTATATGATTTAATTGTATTACATGCCATTATTTATATTATTATAGGTTCTAATAAAATAATAGCAAATATTATAACTAAAACTATAAAACTCCATGATACACTATCAATATTTATATCAATATATTCTTTTTCTTTTGTTGTTAATTTCATATATTTATTAATAAATTCATCACAATGTAATTTTACAGATCTATCTTTAATAAAATACTCTTTAATATATTTATCTGAATTATTATATATATTATAATTGTCTTTAATTTCTCTAAATATATTTTTACTAGAAGTATCTATATCATTGCCCGGTAATTTAATATTTTTAAAAATTAAATATTTTATTATATTAAAATAATAAACATATAATTTATTAAATTCTAATATAGTATTTTGAAGTATTTTTTTATAAATTTTTATTCTAGATTCTTCAGTATCTAATTTAAATTTAGTACCATTTTCTTTAGTCATAATTTTAACATATTCATTTATTTTACTAATAATATCAATATCTACAGTTTCTGAATTACAATACACAGACGAATTAGTTAAAAATGTTATTGCTAATTTTCTAACTTTTAATAAAAATTCATTATAATATGATATAATTTTATTTATTGTAAATAAATTATAATTATAAGTTTTTATTAAATTTTCATTTGTTGATGTTTGGCTAGGTATTTCATTTTCATTTTTATCTTCTTTTAATAAATGTAAATAATTTGTATATAAATTAGTCGCTGATGTTAAATTTAATAATAATGTATTATTAGTATTACTAGTATCATTATCTGAATATATTAACCATTTAATATTTGTTAATATTTTATTTGATTTAATATCAATATTATTTATATTATTAACAGCTGTTCCTTTTAAAATTTGTATAAAATTTTTAAAATCATTAGTAATAATTTTAGAAGAAGCATTTTCAATTGTAGTACTTATTAAATTAAATGTACCAGCAGTATAATAATATTCAAAATTATTATTTGTATTAGCATCAATCCAATAATTTGTATTTGTAGCTATATATGTAGTACCATATTTACTTGAATCAATATCTTTTAAATATAATAATGATGATAATAATCCTAAATGAATAGCATTTGTAATTTTAATAAAATGTATTCTAGTTTTTAAATTTAATATTGCTGTTTCACTAGCAGCTATCTGTTCTTTAGTAGCACCTGATGCCGGTGGTGCTGCTGTATTTTTAGCATTTGTTAAAGCAGTAATAGTACCATTAGGTGTTATTGGTGTTAAATTATCTAATGGTGGTGTGGTATTATATTTAGTAGTATTTAAAATATCATATATAACATCATCTTCTGTTGCTGTAGTTGTAGTACCAGTATAAACACTATTATCTAAAATTTGTTTTCTAGTAATTTCTTTATAAAAATCTAATTTGCTTAAATAAGGTGTATCATTTTTTATTAATAAATCAAATAATGTATTAATTTTAAGAATATCATATTTATAATAAGATAAAGGTTCATAAATATGATATTTATTAAATAATGTATTAAATGTTAAAATTGAATTACTTAAAATAAATATTGATATTAATCCAATTAAATAAATAATAATAGAATTATAATAATAATTTGTATATTTAGAATTATAAAAATTTAAAATAGCATAGATTAATACAAATATAGCAATTATTATATAAATAAATATATATATATTCTTATCAAATCCTAAAAATTGCGGAATTATATTATTAATTACATTTAATTGTTCTGGAAATTTTATATTATTGTGTTTATAAATATTATATTTATCCATATATTTTTTCATATTTTTTTCATAAGTTTCTTTTTTTGAATAATAATCATTAATTTTTTTTAAATTATCATTATAAATAGCTTTTGTTGCTCCACAATTAGTTGGAATTGTTGCTAGTTCTAGTTGTTCAGTTGTACAATATTTAAATGATTCTAATAAATTTATATTAGAAGAATCTCTAGGTAAATCAATTAATATTTGTGGTTTTATTGGTTTAATAGGTTCTTGTTGTTTATAAATATCAAAAAAAATTACATCATTTTTATCATTATCATTATCATTTTTATTATATATATCATATTGTTTGAATAGATTATTATTATCATCACAAGCATTATTATGTATATATAGTGAAATATAAAATATAGAAATAAAAGAAACATAAACCATAATATTTAAATATTTATCTTCAGCTGATATTTTATTAGTTTTTGTATTTTCATCCATTGCTTTATCTTTCAATAAATACATTATATAAAAAACTAATAATATAGATATAAATATATTAAAACTTTTAGACCAAAAACCACCATTCCATACATAATCAACTTTAAAAAAAGATTTTATAATAATAATAATAGGATAATAAATAACAATAATAAATAATAAGAAATAATTTAAAGAACAATTTGGTATAAATTTATGTAATTCACCAAACATACAATTTATTAGTAATTTAAAAGTACTCATATCTTCTTCTTTTAATTCTTCGAAAGATGTAGTACAATTTAAAATTTTATCTATAAACAAATAATAAAAAACAGTTCCAAACATAATACAAGAAATAATAGTTAAAATTACAATAATAATAAAAGTAATATAATTAATCCAATTTTTATTAAATAAATCATTTTCAAATTTATATTTATTTAAATTATTAAAAACTCTGAATCTAGATTTTTCATATTCAATTATACCTGTTCTATTATCATTTTTACATAAATTTTCATTTATTTTTCCATAATTATAATTGTAAGTATAATTATAAGTAAATATAGTCATTTTATAAATTTCATCAATTATTATTATTATAGCAGTAATAACAACTAAATATACTACAATATAGTAAATTGTTTTACCATAATAATTTATATCATTCATAATCTATTTTTATAGATATAAAAGAATTAGTAAATTTTATTATAATGAATGTTTTTAATGAATTTAAAGATAAGTTTTCATGTATAATAGATGAAATAAATGATTTTTCTATTATAAGAAATTTTTGTAGTAAATCGACATCAACAAATAATTATTTATTATATAGTAATAATGGATTTCCTTTTGATTTATTTATAGAAGAAATTATTAAAAAAAAATTTAACTTAAAATATATATATAAAACAGAAAATATATGGAATAAAACAATTATTTATAATGAAAATCAATATTTTATTGAATTTGATTTAGATAATCCTAATATGCCAAAAAAATTAGATAATTTAACAGAAATGATATTATTTATTATAAAAACTAAACCTATTAATAATAATAAACATCTAATTATTATAAAAAATATTGATAAATTAAATGAATATTTTTTTGCTTTTAGAATAATATTAGAAAGATATTCAAATAATTGTTATTTTATATGTACTACAAATAAAATAAGTAAAATTGAAGCACCTATTAAAAGTCGTTTTTGTTTAATGAGATTAAGACTTTTTACAAATTATGAAATAAATTATATATTTACACATCATTTAAATATAACATTAAATCAATATCTTATAAAAAATAATTGTAGAAATATAATATTTGCTATTTTTATAGCACAAGTAGAGATAAATGAACCTTTTTTAATAACAGAAGATTTTTGTAATTTAAATTATCCTCCTATTAAAAATTTTATAAATGATAATTATAATCTTAATGATATTAGACAATTATCATATAAATATTCGCAATATAATTTAAAAATAAAAGATTTAACTTTAGATTTATTAAAAATTTATAAAAATAAATATAAATTAATACTTGATAATTCAATAGAACTTGAAAATTTATTGAATATTTCTAATAAAGGGAGAGAACCCATATATATAGAAGCATTATTATCGCAAGTTCTTTTATAATTATCAATATTACTTAAGAAAAAAATGATTGTTATTTATAATAAAATAATAAATAATTATGGAATTCTGTGATATTTGTTTTAATATGATTTATATTAAAAGTAGTACATGTGATCCAGCAGTAAAAAGTAATGATAAAGATAAAGAAATTACTGGTTATAGTACTAAAATGATAAAATATTGTAAACATTGTCAATATGAAAAAGAAGAAGATAGTGATAAACCTATAAAAGTCAGTGAAACAATTTATACTGAAGACGATTTGTTATATAATCAACAAGTTAATCAATATTTAAGATTTGATCCTTCATTAAAAAGAATTAAAGATGCTAATATTAAATGTATTAAATGTGATATTCCAGATGAAGAAAGACAAATCATTCCCATTAAATATCATCCTTCCCATATGAAATATTTCTATGTTTGTGATAATTGTGGATTCACTTGGCGTGAAAATAAAAAATGATGATTTATATAAAGAGATATTATTATCAAAATTAATAATGGCTACTAGTTGTAATTCAGTATTGACTTATACTAAACAACCTTTTGATGAATGTAATAAGATTTTAAATTCATTAGACAAACCAAAAGTTAGTAAAATGATAATGACAAAATATGAATTTAATCAAATCATTAGTTTAAGAACATGTCAATTATCTCTTGGAGCTATTCCATTTGTTGATATTGTAGCAGATATTAAATCAAATATGGATTTAAGAAAGATTGCTTTAGAAGAATTAAAACAAAATAAAATTCCATTTTTAATTAAAAGACCTTTACCTAATAATAAATATGAATTTGTTAAAGTTAGAGATTTAAATTTAACCGCTGTTAAATACATGTTTGATTTATAAAAATAATTATTTAAAAATTAATTATGATTATTTATTAATGTTATATTCTTTAATTCTTGCATGTACTTTAGATGGAGGTATTGGTTTAAATAATAATATTCCATGGACTATACCTGAAGATTTAAAATTATTTAAAAAAATTACAACAGACGTAAACTGTTTATTTAAGAAAAATGCTATTATTATGGGTCGTAAAACATGGGACAGTTTATGTTATAAACCTCTTAAGGATAGAATTAATATAGTTATTACATCAACACCTAATATTATAAAAACTAATAATGATGATGTATTAGCATTTAATAATTTTGATAATGCGCTTAAATATTGTGAAAATAGTATATATATAGATAAAGTATTTGTTATAGGAGGTAAAACATTATATGATTTATGTTTAAATAATGAATATTATTCTAGAAGAATTGATTATATAAATATTTCTATAATCAAACAAAAAAAACATTGTGATACATATATTGATTTAAAATATATACTAACTAAATATAAAAAATATAATATATATGATATTCTATTTGATTCTAATTTTATTTATTTAAAATTAATTAATTCTAATAGATATTACTAAATAACTTATTTTTAATTTTATTTATTTTTTCTTGATTTGATGTTATCATTTTATATAATTCTTGTGTTGCTCCAACATTTAATGTATATATATAATTTTTATCTAATATATGAAAATCATTAATTTTTGTACCATATACAAAACAATTACTATCTATTATATTTTTATTTATTTTAAATGAATTATTATTACTATCTATATCTATTATTTTATAAGATTCATCATTATTTGTTGTAATTAGTCTAACTTCATCATTTATTTTTATATTAGAATAATTACTATTATTTAAAATAATTTCATTATTATTTATAATATTTCCAGTATAATAAATATTTGGTATTATTTCATCTGATATTGAAACTGCTTCAGGTATTACTTCTTTTATTTGTTCTGCTATAAATCCATATACATTTGATGTCCCTTTTGAAAATGTATCTATATAATTATAAGTTTTAGGTTGAATTTTTAATATTTTTTCTAATGCTTGTTTATCATTTACATCACATATATTATTTTTTATTCTACTATCACTACTTGCTATAAATGATGATGTTGTCCATATTGAACCAGATGCTTTAATTATTATATTTGGCTGATTTGATGTTTTACTAGAAGAACCTGATGATTCTAAATAACCAACTGATGTTGAAAAATTATTAGTAATATTTGAATTTCCTATTTCTAATGGATATGATGGATTAGATGTTATAATACCAATATTACCATTATGTATAATATTTGAACAATTTAAATTATTAATATTTGTTGAAGTTGTTGATAAACTTAATGAACTATTTGAAGATGTAGGTACTCTCAATATAATTACACCATTAGCACCTAAACCTCCATTACCAGATCCACCATCTCCATAATTTATTCCATTTACAGCACCTCCTGATCCACCAACACCTGCTCCTCCTAAACCAACTTGTAATGATGATCCTGTTATTGTTGTAGTATATCTTCCTGTAGATGTAGCAGAACCGCCATTTCCTCCAGAAGAAGCTGTACCATTATTACCTGCTCTTAAATATGAAAATGATCCACTTGTGGGATTACCTGCTGATGCTGCTGTACCATTAAGAAATCCTCCTCCACCTGAACCACCCTGTGATGGTAATATATTAGCAGATGCTAAATATCTAATAATTACTACTCCTGATCCTCCTGTTCCACCATTTCCACTCTCATTATTATAAGCCGCGCCACCTCCTCCTCCTCCTGTATTTGCTAAACCATTCTCTGAAAAAGCATTACCACCTCCACCAAAATTTCCATTTCCTCCATTCGCAAAACCATTTGTTCCAGCGTTCTGTAAATATGAACCACCTGCTCCTCCTCCTCCAAACCATCCATTATGTCCAACTGATGAACCAAAATAATTTGTCATATTTATACCTGTACCACCATTGC